AGAAACTGTAAAAAATCAAAAAGATTTAACTGGAGTTTTAGGTTTTGTAGATAAAGCAACTGACGGAGCATTATCAGCAATGCAAAATTTTGTCGGTAGTATAACAAGCGCAACCAGAGGAATGAAGCTATTAAGAGTGGCTTGGATTGCAACAGGTATTGGAGCATTTGTTGTAGCTGTTACTTCTTTAGCTGCTGCATTCACTCAAAGTGAAGAAGGTCAAGAAAAACTACAAAGAGGATTAGCTGTATTAGGAGCAATTACTAAACAAATAATGGATTCATTTGCTGATTTAGGAGAAGCTATAATTGATGCTGTATCTAATCCAATGGATTCTATTAAAAGTCTTGGTAAAGGCTTGTTAAAATTTGTTACAAACCCTTTTAAGACTGTTAAGGATGCAGTAATAGGAGCTAAAAATTCAGTTAAAGAATTTGTTGATGAAACTGTAAAAGAAGTTAAAGCAATTGATCAAGTTACAAAAGCAAGACAAAAAGCACATCATATAGAAAGAAGTCTTTTAACTGAAAGAGCTGAAGCTAACAGAGAAATAAATGACATTAGATTAGAAGCAGAAAAAAGAGATCAATATAATGCAACGGAAAGAGTAGCCTTGTTAAAAAAGGCTCAAGCTATTGAGGAAGAAATAACTCAAAAAGAAATCAATGCTAAAAAGCTTTTAATACAAGCTCAAGAGCTAGAAATGGCTCAAGGTAAAAATACTATTGAGGATAAAGATAAACTTGCCAAGTTACAAGCTGAATTAATTAATCTTGATACTAAAAAATTAAGAAGCCAAAGATTATTACAAACGCAAATAACAACTGCTCAAAATGAAGAAAAGGCTGAAAAGCAAAGAAAGTTAGATGAAGAAAATGCAGAGCTAGAATTAGAAAAATCTAAAGAGCAAAAGCGATTAGATGACATTAAGGCTATAAGAGATGCTCATGAACAAAAAGTAAAAGAAGAAGAAGCAATTAAAGAAGAAGAAAAAGCAATAATAGAAAAAGAAAAGGCTTTAGCTGAATTAGAAAAACTTAATGCAACAGAGCAACAAAAAGCAGAAATAATTGCTTATTGGAATGGCAAAATTCAAGAAGGAAAAGATCTTGATGCAGAAGCTGATGATGAAAGAGATAAAGCTGTTCAAATGGCTAAACTTGGAATTGCTAAACAATCAATGGCTTTGATTGGAGAAATAGCTGGAGAAGGAAGTAAATTAGGAAAAGCAATGGCAATTGGTCAAGCAACTATAAGCGGTTATGAAGGTGTGCAAAATGCATATACAACAGCTCAAAAAAGCCCTATAACAATAGGGTTTCCAGCATATCCTGTTATTCAAGCAAGTTTGGCTGGTGCGTTTGCTGCTGTAAATATTGCAAAAATAGCATCTACTAAACCAACAGGCTCTAGCGGTACAGGAGGATTAAGCGCAACTGCTTCTGCTCCTCAATCTAGAGCGCCATCATTTAACATAGTAGGGCAAGGAGGAACAAGCCAAATAGCATCAGCAATTGGTCAGCAACAACAACAACCAATTCAAGCATTTGTAGTTTCTCAAGATGTAACAACAGCTCAAAGTTTAGAAAATAATATTATTCAAGGCGCAACTATAGGCGGTTAATATAACATAAATCAAAAAAAAAGGTTTTTAAATAAAATAGAAATGGAAATAATAGAATTAGTAATTGATGAAGAACAAGAGCTATCTGGAATAGATGCTATTAGCGTAGTAGAAAATCCAGCAATAGAAGTAGACTTTATAGCATTAAAGGATCAGGAACAAATTAGACTTGCAGAAGTATCTAAAGAAAAAAAGATATTAATGGGAGCTGCTTTAATTCCTGATAAACCTATATATAGAAATTCTAATGGTCATGAGTTTTATATTTATTTCTCAAAAGATACTGTTGCTAAAGCATCTCAAATGTTTTTAAAGAAAGGCAATCAAAGTAGAGCAACATTAGAACATACTGAAGAAAAACTTTCAGGCATGACAGTAGTTGAATCTTGGCTGATAGAAGATGAAGTTCATGATAAATCTAGAAAATATGGATTAAACATGCCAGTAGGAACTTGGATGGTATCAATGAAAGTAGATAATGAAGAAATCTGGAATGATTATGTTAAAGAAAACAAAGTAAAAGGCTTTTCTATTGAGGGGTATTTTGCAGACAAGTTAAACAGACCTCAAGATAAACAACAAGATCAATTAAGCGAAGAAGAAATTTTATTACAAAAAATAATAGATGTCATACAAGAACAAGAATAATCAACCAACAGTAAGTAGAACAAGCCCAACAGGAGGAAAAAGGGGTTGCTTATGTAAAGACAATACTTATAATTCTAAATGTTGCAATGGAGATTTACAAAATCAAGGGATAGGCAATACAACAGGGCAAAATAGTTGAATTTACAACAGTTTAAATAAAAAAAGGTTTTAATAATATAAATTAATTTAATATGAAAGCAGAGAGTACTCTAAACAAAGTAAAGGTTCTTTTAGGAATGGAAATAAAACTAGAAGAAATGAAGCTAGAAAACGGCACACGTTTTGAAGCTGATAAATTTGAAAAAGGAAGCGAAGTTTTTATCGTATCTGAAGATGATGAAAGAATCCCTGTCCCAGTAGGCGACTATTTAACAGAAGATGGTAAATATGTTTGCGTAGTTGAAGAAGGAATCATTGATGAAGTAAAAGAAGAATTAAAAGAAGAAGAAGAAATGGAAGTTGAGGATAAAGAAATTGATGAAGTAGAAGCAGAAGATGATGGTAAAGAAGCAGATGTTGAAGATTGGGCTGGTATGGAAAAGCGTATCAAAAACCTAGAAGATGCAATTGCTGATTTAAAATCTAAAATGGGAGAAGATAAAGAATACATGGAAGAAGATTCTAAAGAAGAAGCAAAAGAAGAATTATCTGCTGAAGCAAATGAAGAAGTTAAAGAGGTTGAATTGTCAGAAGATGTTAAACCTTTCAAACATAATCCTGAAGCAAAAAATAAAGTAGAAATGAATCTATATGCTCAAAACAAACCAATGAGCACTCAAGACAGAGTATTTAATAAATTATTCAATAACAATTAAAATAAATAAAAAACCAAAAATTATGTCAAATAAAATTGATCTAGCAACAACAGTAAATATCACTAGCACATATGCTGGAGAATTCGCTGGCAAGTACATCTCGGCGGCACTTTTAAGCGCAAGTACAATCGAAGATGGTGGTGTTGAAGTAATGCCAAACGTAAAATTTAAATCAGTTATTCAAAGAATTGAAACTGGTAGTTTAATCGCAGATGGAACTTGTGATTTTTCTGCTTCTTCAAACGTGAATTTAACTGAAGTAGTTATTCAACCAGAAGAATTCCAAGTAAACTTACAATTATGTAAGTCTGATTTCATCAACACATGGGAATCTATTCAAATGGGCTACTCTGCCTTTAATCCAAACGGATTACCATCATCATTCGCTGATTATTTAGTAGGACACGTAGCATCTAAAGTTGCTGCTGCAAACGAAACTAATATCTGGACTGGAAATTTAGGTGGAGCGCAAGCTGGAGAATACAATGGATTAGAAACTCTTGCTGCTGCTGATGCAACGGTAATCGATGTTGCTAACCCAGTTGCTTTAACTGCTGCTAACATCATAGATGAAATGCAAAGAGTTGTAGATGCAATTCCAAATGCGCTTTACGGAAAAGAAGATTTAAAATTATACGTATCTAACAAAGCTGCTAAATTATACATTAGAGCTTTAGGTGGATTTACTGCTACTATTGGAGCTGCTGGTTCTGATAACAAAGGAACGCAATGGTATAACAACGGAAGTTTATCTTTCGGAGGAATTCCAATCTTTGTAGGTAGAGGAATGTCAGATGATACAATGATCGCTGCTCAATCAAGCAACTTATTCTTTGCTACTGGTCTTTTAAACGACTATAACGAAGTACGTGTAATTGATATGACTCCAATTGATGGAAGTCAAAATGTGAGACTTGTCATGAGGTTCACGGCTGCCGCTGCTATAGGAGTAGGAGCTGATGTAGTTTACTACGCAGGATAATTAAAACTTAATAAGGGGAGCGTAAAAGCTCCCTTTATATTATTAACTTATAAATATATAAACTTATGGCATGTGACGTTAATTTAGGGCGTTTAGAACCATGTAAAGATTCAGTAGGTGGTATTATAGCTATTTACATAAATGGAGCATATACGAGCGGATTATTAGATACAGCAACTTTTGAGGCTGCAACTAATGAAATTGAAGGTTTTGCTGCTCCATTAACTTTTTACAAATTCGATCTAAAAGGAGCGAATGGTTTTGAGCAAACTAACGAAAACTCAAGAGAAAACGGAACGAGTTTCTGGACACAAACAGGAACAGTTGTTCTTAAAAAACAAGATAAAACTACTACTGCACAAATGAAGTTGCTTTCTTACGGAAGACCGCAAATCATTTTTCAAGACTACAACGGAAATTATTTTTTAGCTGGGATTGAAAATGGATGCGAAGTGCAAGTAAATACTGCAACTGGGCAAGCAATGGGAGATCTTAATGGGTATAATTTAACAATTACTGGAACAGAGAAATCGCCAGCTAATTTTATTGATCCAACTATTATAGGAGATACTACTAATACTGTTGTAGTTTTAGGAACTTAATTAGTTTTTTACATTGAAGAATTAAGGAGAGCAATTTTTGTTCTCCTTTTTTTTTGATTATAAAACAAAAAAGCAATAAATCGGTTTTTAAATAAAGAAAAGTATAATGATAATTTTAAAGACTGATGCTACCGCTCAAACATTTAAGTTTATTCCTAGAGAATACGCAGCAACTAGCCTTATTTTGACAGATGAAGATCAAAATACTTCGGTTACTTATAATCCTACTTTTACTAAAACAAAATATTATTTGCAAACATCTGTTACGTTTAGTCCAGTTTTAAAAGAAGGGACTTTTTACACACTAGAAGTTCTGAATGGATCTAGTATTATATATAGAGATATAATCTTTTGTACTGATCAAGCATTAAGCACTTATTCGATTAATGATGGTCAATTTACAGAACACGAAACAACAAATGAATACATACTATTATGATAGATAAAAATATATTTATAGCTAATTTAAGCGCATATACTTCTCCAGTTATAACAGAAGTTAAACACAAAGATTGGGTTCAATATGGCGTAGATAATGACTATTTTAATTACTTAATAGATCTGTATATAAACTCTACTTCGAATAATGCTATTATAAATGGCGTTACTAATATGATTTATGGCAGAGGAATATCAGCTTTAGATGCATCTAGAAGACCAGAGCAGTATGCTCAAATGATTACGTTGTTTAAGAAGAAAGATTTAAGAAAATTTGCCAAAGATTTTAAGATATTGGGAATGGCTTGTTTTCAAGTTGTTTATGAAAAAGGTAAAGTAAAGCAAGTGCATCATTTTCCAATGGAAACATTAAGAGCAGAAAAATGCAATGATGAAGGAGAAATAGAAGCATGGTATTATTCAAATGATTGGGCTAATATAAAACCAACAGAAAAGCCAGAAAGAATACCAGCATTTGGTTATGGAAATAAAAAAGGCGTTGAGCTTTATGTTCTTTCTCCTTATACGCCAGGGCATTATTATTACAATCCTTGCGATTATGCTGGAGCATTACCTTATGCTAAATTAGAAAACGAGATTGGAGATTATTTAATCAATGATTGTATTAATGGTTTTTCAGGAACGAAAGTAGTAAACTTTAACAACGGAGTTCCAGATCCTGAAAAGATGATGCAAGTTAAATCTGATGTTCTAAACAAACTAACTGGAGCAAGAGGAGAAAAAGTAATTGTAGCATTTAATCAAAACCAAGAATCAAAAACAACTGTTGATGATATTCCTTTAAATGATGCTCCTAGCCATTATGAGTACCTTTCTAACGAGTGTTTTAGAAAATTGATAGTTGGGCATAGAGTAACCTCTCCAATGCTATTAGGCGTAAGGGATGGGAATGATGGTTTAGGAAATAACGCTGATGAAATAGAAACTGCAACTTTATTATTTGATAATGTAGTAATAAAATGCTATCAAGATGAAATAATTGATTGCATGGATGAAATATTAGCAATTAATGATATTTCTTTAGAATTATATTTTAAAACTTTAAAACCTTTATCATTTAATGATTTAGATCAATTAGAAGGAGTTGATGAAGATGTAGTTGAAGAAGAAACAGGAGTTGAATTAGCTAAACAACCAGAGCTTACTCAAGAACAAGGAGAAATTTTATTAGAGCATCTCAAAGGAGAAGTAATGAGTGAGGAATGGGAAGAAGTTGATTCTAGAGAATATTGCGAAGAAAATGTATCTAATGAAGAATGGGCTTCTGCTTCAATAGTAGAAAAGAAGTCAATGTTTACTAAACTGAAAGATGAAATATTTGCTGATCCTAATGGTTTTTCTTATTTAGATTCTAAAAATTATAAAATTAGATATAAGTATTTTAAGAAATCTCAAAAGCCAAA